TTATTATAGATGAAGCCTCTGGTATTCCACAAGTTATTTTTGAAGTAGCAGAGGGTGCTATGACAGGTGAAAATACCTTAGTTGTTATGACTGCCAACCCTACCAGAGTAGAGGGGTATTTTTATGACTCACACCATAAGAACAGATGGCAGTGGAATTGCTATCAGTTCAATGCAGAAGAGACAGAGAATGTATCACAGAAATGGGTAGAAGAGAAAAAGCGACAGTATGGCGAGGATAGTGATGTTTATAGAGTTCGTGTTAGAGGCGAGTTCCCTAAACAATCATCAAATGCCGTGTTCTCACTACAGGAGATAGAGGATGCTATAACGAGAACAAGCTTTTTGGATGATGGTATGGAAGTATGGGGAGTAGATGTTGCAGAACAAGGAACAGACAAATCCGTAATATCAAAAAGGAAAGGAATGCATTTTTATGAATTAGTGTCTAGGAGCGGGTTAAGATTACCAGAGGTTAGAGATTGGATTAAATTTGAGATTGAAAGGTCAGGGAGTACCCCAGATTATATTTTTACAGATGAGGTAGGTGTAGGATATGGTCTTGCCGACTTATGTCACGAGGAAGGACTTGACATGGTAGTTGGGGTTAAAGGTTCAGAGAAAGCATCAGAATATAAGAAATATGAAAACAAAAGGACAGAGTGGTACTACAGGCTTAGAGATGTTATTGGAGAGGGAAAAATTATGGATGATGATGAACTTATCGGTGAACTTATGGCACAGAAATATATAGTGAGTACAAGTGGTAGGTTGGCACTAATTAAAAAAGATGAAATAAGAAAAGAGCTTGGACGTTCCCCAGATAAGTCAGATGCATCGGCTATGACTTGTGAGTCAGTAAGATATGTAGCTAGAAATACAGAGTATATGGAAGATGTTTTCTTTGGCAGTAAAGAGCCATACGCATTTAACTACGGAGGTGGAGTATGGTAGGGGCAAGAGAGCTTAACAGAGATAGGGTAAGGGAGTTGGTAGATAACCACATATTCCCTCTTTATCATACGATTAAGCGTACAGGAACGATTGAAATATCTACACGAAAGACAGAGGCATTGAAGTTCAATGCAAACTTGCTACAGAAAGCAGGATTTACACATAAGCAAATCTCAAAGGCACTTGATATGCCACTTAAAAGTGTTGCTTTGGCAATAGATAAAAAAGTGTCTAACAAGCTAAAGAGAGCTGTATCGCTTTTTGGAAACCCATTTTTAGTGCTTATGAAGAGTGAAGAGTATGCGTGTGACTACAAGATTACACCACAAATGACAGAGTACATGATAATTGAAGATTTAGTAAGAGCGAAGTGGACGACAGCACAAATTGTAAAAGCTACAGGATTTTGTGCAAGACGAATACAGAGAGTAAAAAAAAACCATAACGGAGGAAGAATATGAATAAAAACCAACAGAGAGTGCTACTATTAATTGACGAAGCCAAAAAAGGATATGACCTTTACATGAACTCATTTGTAGAGTTGGAACATGGGTACTTGAATAACCTACACCCAACGGTGCTAAAGAGCCTAAAATCAAGACGCAAAAGTCACATTACACCGAAGATAATCAAGGCAAAAGTACGAAAAGTGATGATTTCAGTAATGAAAACGTATTTTGAAAATGATGAATTTGCTAGGCTAGTACCAGAGTATGACACCGAAGAGGGCTTTGAAGATGTAGCAAAACTACAAAAAGCACTTGATAACTGGACGACAAAACGTATAAATTTATACACAAGATTTAAGCCATCTGTGATAGATGGACTTGTCTATGGAACACCTATTATTAAGATTTATTGGAGCGGTAAACACTTATCAGTCACAAGAGTCAAGATAAGTGACTTGCACTTAGACCCTAATGCAAGTAATGTTTTCGATATTCAATATTGTGTGAATAGAGTATTTACCACGGTAGGAAGACTACGCTCACAGTTTGGACGTAAGTTTAAATGGAAAAACTACATAGGTCAAACGGATATGGCAGGTAAAGTATCTACAACAGACATTGGAGATGCGTCAAGAGTTGAGATACATGATGTGTATAGATTTCAAAATGGAAAATGGCTTGTATCTACAATATTGCCAGACCAGACTTTTATAAGAACAGACGAGCCACTTAAAGACGGACTACCTTTTATCATAGGGAACATAGACCCACAATTTGTAGGAATTAATGAACCTAACGCTGTAGAGGCTTATGGTGCAAGTTTCATAGAGTCAATGATACCACTACAAGAAGAGTACACGATTACACGTAACCAACAGATAGACGCTATTGATAAGACCTTTAACCCACAGTATATGGCTACTAAAACATCTGGGCTTAACGAAAGTGACTTGGCATCTGGGCGTAAAAAGGTACTTGTCTCACAACTTAGTGAAGTAGAACAAGTGCCTATCCCACGTATTGACCCATCAATCTTTCATACAGATAGACTAGATAGTGAGATACAAGAGGTTAGTGGGGTAACTAAAGCATCACAAGGACTTACAGATGCAGGAAGTAAATATCAGACAGCTACAGGTATGTCAATTTTATCAGAGGAGGGAAATGTAGTAATAGGAGATATTATAAGAGCACTAAATGAGAGCTTTTTTGAACCTGCCATAAGACGCATGGTAAGGCTCATTTACAAATACGATGAGACCCCTTTACTTTATGATATTGATAGAAAAAAAGATATTAAATTCTTTGTCTCTATCAATGCAGGAGTAGGTGCAGTAAATGGAGAGATATTACTAAACAATATCACGCAGGCAGAGGGTTCAGCTATGCAGAATGTCAAGACCCATGCAGAGATGCAAGATATTGATGGAGCAAAGCGATACCTTGCAGTGCTTGATAAGCTTTTTGAAGAGAAGCTAAAGGCACTAAGACTTAAAAATATTATACCAACACTTAAAGGAAAAACAGATGGAGACAGAGACGCAGACGACACAGGAACTATCAGCGAAGCAGATGCTAGCGGACTTGGAGGAGTTTCAGAACAGCAGGGGCTACCAAATCCTGCAAACGGAGCTACAGGAGAAGTACAACAACCTATTTAGACAAACCCTAGACGATAAACTATCCGATACACAAAGGGTACATCGTATAGAGCAGATGAAAGGTGTAGCTATGGCTATGAACTTAACAGCACAACTTATATTAACCATGAAAGGGGAAGTAGAGCATGAAAAAGGCTTAGAAGAAATTGAAGAGGAAGAGTAGCAATGGCACTTTGTTCTTATGACAATGAGCTTAATCAAAAATATAATATTAACAAGGAGTTAATTATGACACAGGCAGTAAAAGATTTAATAGCGGTAGCAGTAGCTACAACAGAGTATGAAACAAATGTAGAACTAAAAGATGCAGTAGAAAAACTAGAGGCACTTGGAGACAATGCCAAAGGAGATACACAAGAGTACAAAAATTTAAAAGCACTAATAGAAGAGGCAGAAGCCAAAGAAAAAGCAGATGCACTAGAACAAGCAAAACTTGCAGAAGAGGCAGAAGCAACAACAGATATGAACATTTTGGAAGCCTTTGAGGTAGCAGAAAAGGTAGGAAAAGTAGCAAGAAGAGGATGGGATGTAGAGTTAAGCTCACACTTTGTAACCATCAAAAGAGGCGAAACAAAACCATCACTTCATAATGGAAGCTTTACATCACCATTCACACCATCAATAGAGGATGTAATGACTGTAGATTGGTACAACGTAGAAGAGGAGGTGTAGTATGGAAAATGCACCACAAATGACACCAGAAATGTACGCAGAACTACAAGGACAAGGACAAGAACCAGAGGCACAAATGACACCACAACAGCCAGAGGCTCAACCACAAGCACAACCTCAACCAGAGGCGGGTGTACCAACACAAGATGATGTTACACAAGCCAAAGAGTTACTTGGCATATCTGAAATGCAAGAACAGATGAATGAGATGAAAGCAGAGAAGATTAGAGACAGCATGACAGCCAAGTACCCAGACATTCCTTATGACATCGTTCAAAAAGAAATTGACAAGGTAGCGTCTATTAATCCTAAATTTGCAGAAGCTATGAAAACAACACCAGAGGGTATGGAAATGGCTTACCGTTCAGCACAAGCACTTATTAAGCCACAGGAGAAGCCAGATAATCTTACCGATGGTGAGAGTGGTGGAGGTCAAGGAGAAAACCTTGATGAGATGATTATGAAAGGTGAGGCAGATGACTTTAACCTTGGGAAGTTCATTATAGGTAGCTAGTATCTTTTGCACCCCGCGACAATAGGGTGCGACAAAAAAGCATTTAACAAAACCACAGAAGAAGCCAAAATACCCTTATAAACTAAAATAAGGAAGCGAAAATGGCTCTATTGTCTTATGGTAATACTACCAATCAAAAACCCTCGATACTCGATGCGATTATTCTACAAGGGGTGCATAAAACACCTTTTCTCGAATGGTTCGGAAGAGGAAGCATATCAGCACCAAAACACTCATGGATTTTGGATAGATACCGTGATGCAGGTGCAAATTCACAACTTGAAGTAACAGACATTGTTGAAAATACAACAGACACCAAATATCTTAAAGATAATGTGGTTCAAATTATAAAAAATGATTATGGTATTTCAAATGAAGAGATGCAAAATGCTAAATACGGTACTAAAGAGTGGGCGTACAGAACAGCTAAAGTTGGAAAAGAACACGCTAAGGATATTGAGTATGCACTACTTGGGCTACACAATGCTAGTGTATTTGACCCATATACAGTAGGAACGCCTACAACTCCAGCGAAAATGGCAGGTATTTTCCACTATATTGAGCCTACACACAAGCAAGACTACACAGTACCTCCTGCTACAGCAGGTGGAGCAACTGGAACAACACCTTTTACGTATGATATTTTGAGTGAAATTCTACAACCAATGTGGGAAAAAGGTGGATTAGAGGATGAAAGTTTCTCTTTAACTGTATCACCTCTATTGAAAAAAGCTATTAACCGTTTTGCAGGTAATCAGTATTTTAGACAACTCAAAAACGAGAAGAAGTTTGACCCAACGCTTTATGAGCTAGAGACAGATTTCGGTACAGTTAAGGTTAAAATGCACAGATTATTTGCAGACCCTAAATTGCAAAATACTGTACTTGCAGGCAAGCTTGATGAGGCAAAAGTTATGTTCAAAATTGCAACTACATTTAGTGAGCCACCAACATCTAAAACAGCTAAGTTCGGTAGATACTATACATCCGCTACTTTAGAGGTTAAGTCACCAGATTACTTTGCTTGTGGTACAGGGTTGTCATAATGACGTATGGGGAAGCTAAGGCATTTGTATCAGAGTTTCTAAAGGGAGACAACTCAAACGCGTTAGTCTCTCCCATTCATTTTGATATGGCAATAATGGAAATTGCCACTATGTGTATTCCATCTACTCTTAAAGCAGAATACGATGGTACGCAGACAGATGTTTTTAGAATACTACACACAGAGACGGTACAAGTAGATGCACTAAACACAAGGCAGGTGCAATACTACATTAAGAAACCAACCATACCTACCACAATAGTTGATACAGACGCGATTGAAATAGACCAACAGTTATCTTTAGCAGTTGTTTTTTATATATGTAGCTACCTAAGCAACAAATATAAAGATAGGTTTGAAGCAAAGGCAAATAAGCAAATTAGCGTATATGTATCAAATGAACTTTCATAGGTTCATCCATCCCACTTTTTTCATCTCTTGTATAGTGGGATAGATGAGCGTATGACGCTATAATATATTACATAAGGAAATACTATGAATGAAACACAAGCTTTATTGGAACTAATCGGAAAACACTGGGGTTTTGAGGTTGGTAACAAAATTAAAACAGAGATAGCATCAGTTGTTGGAGCATCAAATATTGATATGGCAAAGTTGCAGTCAGCGATTGCTACTATACAGGGGATACTTGACGCAAATCCAAATACAGCACAATTTGATGTAGGTCAAAACATTGTAACACAACTTGCAGACCATCTCACTCGCATTACCAAGTTAGAGGGCGGACTAGCTACATTAAATGGTAACGCATCAACGGTTGGTTCAGTAGCGTATGCTGTAAAACAAGAAGCAGATAGAGCATTAGCATCAGAAGCAACACTACAATCAGGAATTGATGCAAATACGGCATCCATAACTACATTAAATGGCGATGCTACAGTAGTTGGTTCGGTAGCTAATTCAGTAAAGAGTGCAGTTGATGCAGAAGCGGTGTTAAGAGCAAATGCAGATACAGCGTTACAAGCACAAATTGATGCACTTGCAGGTGGGAGTACAGGTTCTGTAGCAAGTATTCAGGCAGAACTTGATGCAACACAAAATGGTGCGGGGCTACAAGCAGATGGGAGTTACTTGGCAAATAGTCAAGCTAACTATATTCCAATAGCTACTTCTTTACAGGATGCAGACAATATACTTGACGGAGCCATTAAACAAGTTGATGTTGCTGTTACTAACGCACAGGCTACAGCAGATGCGAATACGGCATCTATTGCAACACTTAATGGTGATGTTACTGTTGCAGGTTCTGTTGCTAAAATCGCACAAGATACTGCTACACAAGCATCTACAGGTGCTGTTGCTACAGCGAAAGCATACGCAGATGCAACATTTGTAACAAAAGCAGATATTACAGCGATTGATGCAGTAGCGTTATCTTCAATGTTTAGAAAAGCCATGGATTGTGCATTTAGTGGGGCAACTATTGCAGACGTACTCAACGGTACAGGTGCTTGTGCATCTACAACATCAACTACAACTCCACCAGCAGGCGGAACAGGTGCAGTTATCTAGCTCCCACTCTAATATAACTACCGTTAGACAGGCTTAGTTGCTTGTCTGATACCTATAAACATACAAAAGGAATACAATGGCTCTTTATAAAAAAGAGGTTTTGGTAAGACCAAACTCCACAGCAGATTTTACTACAGCTATGAATTTTGCACTTAACTGGCTTGATAATACATTTCAAGTGCCTGCTACAAACAAGGATGCACAAGGCAACTATTTAGACTACTTCTTTGCGGATGTATTTTTTGCTAACGGTCATGCTACAAATAGCGGACAACTTTGGAGAATTTTCTCAACACCATGTCAGCAAAAATATTCAATGCTACCTGCACCTACAGGACGAATAGAGTATCTCATTAATGATTTGGTTGGATTGCAAGCAGGGATTGATGCAAATGCAACGTCAATAGGTAATGTAGAAACTACACAGCAAGACCACGATGTGAGAATTATAGCACTAGAAAACAGCTCAACATACGTTGAGGCAACAGTAATATAAAGGAAAAAAATGAGAACAGCAAAAACAATAGTGATGAAAAATGGGAAAATCACAGATAGGGATTTACCATTAAATGACGGTCAGTTGGTGTTTGATGATGTATCAAAGAAAACACTAACTTACTTTGGAAATGCACTTTATGATAATACAGGAACAGCGGTAGCAGACGTTCCAAAAGGAGGAAGAAGATGATAGACAAAACACTTAATTCAAAGTTTGGGCTTGTTACAAGAGCTTCAAAAGGAACAGAACTCACGCACTCTGAACTAGACAGGAACCTAGAAAATATGTTACACGCAACCTTGCTACAACATAATTTTTATGATGCAGAAATTATTGAGATGCTTAACCCAAGAACATTGCCTGCTGTAGCAGAGTCTTTTGTTGCAAACACAAAGTATATTGCATGGAGTATTCCACAAAATACAGTTGTCGGAAAAGTTATAAGTATTTTTGAAGATGTTGCAGGAGTAAAAACACCAATTTCATCTTATACTGTTTGGAATGATATAGACTACCACAATGGGTATGACTATGCATACACAGACATCTCTGTTAGTAAGCCTCCACAGATAACAGGCTCCGATTTATTTATTATGACAGCATCACATACAATAGGGAATACGGTAACTATTGAGATAGCAGACTTTATTCCAGCACCACCAGCACCACCAGCACCACCAGCACCACCAGCACCCACCCCAACTGGTACTACAACTGGTACTACAACTGGTACTGCAACTGGTACTGCAACTGGTACTGCAACGCCAGTAATATAAGGGGATGTGATGGGTAAGTATGTAGCAGACCTCTATGTATCATTGGGATACGTAGCAGGTCAAACAATTCCATTTGGAACAGGAAGACACAATATGAAATTTTTTGTGTCAGATGGTAGCAAAACAGAACAGCAGTTAAAAGACTCTATTGTAGCAACGCTAGGGGTTGATGAGATAGCTGTGATATACGTGCAAGAGATAAATAAAATAGTTGTTGGAAACAGTCTAGGCTTTGTTGATTTCGTGAGCGGAACAGACGTGTATGAGCTAATTAACAACAATGTGTTTAAGGATACCGTCTCCACGATAGCAGGAAATTCTTTGAGCGTTAATGATGTGCTCACAGACCCTCTATTTATTGCAAAAGTAAAAGAGTTGGCAAATGTTACCACAACAGCACAGTTTGTAACAAGCAATGGGAGTGTTATAGCCAATGCAACCATAACGCAAATTGATGCAACAACATTTGATGTTACTGTTCCACCAGAGCTTGTAGGAACTTCATATAAAATTAATTTTACACAAAGTTAGTACCATGAATAGTGCATACATACTCATCCAAAACGGGAGCGTTGTATTTAGCAACGCTTTACTACAATCGTTCCCAGAGATAAAAGCAACAGTTGCAGGAAATGTGATTAGGGTAGAAAATGTTTGGAGAGAGGATTTAATCAACATACTTGGAGACAATGTTTTTTGGTCGGAAAAACAACCATTCGCATCATTTTCTATCATATTCACTAACAATGAAGCAAGTGTTGATACTTTATCAAATTTACTTGTAAGGTATGTTAATTTCCATGATGGAGACTACACTGTAAACATACCATTATATATAGCTACAGCGGATATTCTTAGAGACCCAATATCAGCAGGAGTAAGACCTAATTATTATGGTGCTTTACAAATGTATGTAGATGGTGTAATAACATTGTCAGAACTATCAAGAGCAATAAAAGAGGCATACGAGTATGTACTTGATGTAGGCTTAGTAAAGCAAATTGATATTGAGAACGCGATAAATTCTGTTAGTAAAAATGATATAAGATTATTTTTGTCGTCAAATGCTACAGTAATGGAGATATGGAATACCATAAGGAATAATTCTTTAGCATCTAGCAAAGGTATAAAATCATACAATGTAGATACATTAAATGTAGAACTGTCCTTATCAGTAACAGGTGGTGTGTACGATATAACAAAGTTGTGTGCCTCTACCACAGAAAATGTAAGAGAGTTGCTTAATTTAATGTTACCTACAATGACATCTATAACTCATTGCCTATTCAAGCATCTAACACCAGATGATTTTATAAATAGTAAAATTGTTAATATAACAACAGACTTTGGGGCTACCGTTACCATTTTCAGAAGCGGGCTAAATATTCCTTATTCGGCTTCGATTTCCGCATCAAGCATTAAGCCTGTAGAAAAAATAGGTGAGCTTGTTGGAGATATTTTCCTAAGACATTCAAAAAATGATGTGACAAATGATTTTGATATATATATTAATGGTTCAAGGTTGTGTGCATTTTATACTTCGGGTAGTGCTATCTTCGTGACATCAAATCAAATTCATAATATTTTGGTAAGTGCAAAATCATATATCCTATCTCATAGGAATATTCAGCCACAGAAATTGGCAGGAACAATAACCACAGGGATACCACTTTTTAATGGTGCTTTTACATTTGACGCTGTTCACAGTAGTAATACATTTATAGAAAAAACACTCCTTGAAAATACAAAAGAAGGTAGTGGGAACCCAAGTATTATTAACTGTTTCTTTGATGTACCAACCATCGTAAAGCTTACCGATTTTCTTTTCTTTCTTGGAAATGGGGTTCTTACCCTACAACATAGAGAGCTTGAAATTCTCGACTTCGCAGGTCACCAAATAATGAATAAGGTAACCAAATTATGTCTTAAATTTGGTAACTACAATATGTTTTTGAATGTTGCTAAATATTATAAAGCAGGGTTCCATAATATAGAGATTGGTTGTGGTACGTCCACTGGGTATATTATCAAGGACGGTGTTTTCTACTCCGACACATCCTCAAATGACTTGGCAGATGTTATAGATGATTTTATTGATGTTGGCATAACAAGGTTTGTAAGACTCGTCGGTTCCTTGGTTGAACGTATGTCTATAATGCATAAGAATATCACTGTTGATGACGTTCCACCAATGTACTATTTAATTTCAGGGTTCTGTACCAAGACGGCTGGCGGATATTTTGCAAGCGGTATAGACAAAACTGGCACAGGGATGTTTTTTTTAAAATATATTACAGTAAATGGTACACCATTAAATAACAAGCCTAAGATATTGTCATTAATTTGTTCAAATCAGCCATTGAAAGTAAGCTCTGACTACTTTGTTAGAAGCGAGGATATTATGGTGCTACAGCATATTATTGACTCCCTAAGAGATGGATATAAACGGAGCTTTAGATATGGAACTCCAACTATAGATATTTCTATAAATGAGGACAGGTTTTCTTACAACATATTAGTAAACGTCTTTGATGCACTCTTCGCTAAAAGTGGTGGGTACGGTAAGATTTCTAACATAGCAAATGGGATAGACACCCTATGTTTTACCGCACAAAACTTCACATTTGGAATATTAACACCACCACTAGATGTTTATATTGGAGCTACTGGGGTAATAACTAGAGTAACCTCAATACAATTAATGGAGGGTTTTTTAGGAAGGTATCTGTCGCATACCACACGACCAGAGACTATTAGAATTGACCCGCTCACACTTAGGCTATTGCCTACAACTTATGTGGCTACGCTTATGACTAACACAGATGAGATTACAGTATTATCATATGACCCATTAGGAGATACCACAACATATAATAAAAATTCATTTAATCTAAGAACAGGTGTGATAACGCAACAGAGTATTGTAAATGGTGTGGATAGTCTATCTGGCAAGGGTGGGTATTCTATAAGTAATATACCAAAAGGTGACATGGTAGCATCAAATGCAATCACAAACACAGATATGTACGTTGTTTACACCCCAACAGCAAACCCGGACGGTTCAGTAACAGTATCGTACCAAGCGTTCGATAAAGACGGAAATGATATTACTAGCCAATTTAACACTATTACTTTAGGTGATAGATTTTTACATAAGGATATATTATAATGGCACCACCACACAGTTTTGGAACTCATAGAATATACTGGAGACCATCTTTAAACAAAATTGATATACACCCTCAATTTCCAAGCAAAAGATTTGGAGTAACACCTCATTTTGGATTAGGAAACGCTACCATAAGACTAAATCTAAATAGGTTACCTACCCAGATTGTAGTAAGGATAACAGGCGACTCATCAGCACAAGGGATAGCCCCAACATCACCATTCAAACTGAAACGGTGGTTTGGTATGCCTTTGATGATGCATGATGTTCACTATAAACCATTAACAATGCAAGATGGAACAACAAGAGATGTAATTTTCCCAGAGGCAATGGGTGGGTCAGTTAAAGAAGTAGCACCTACACAGATTATACAAAATGGGTATGGTAGTGAAGAGATAGTTGGAACACCACTAAGACTAAACTGGTAAAGGAAAAATGTATGGGAACTCGTGACACAGGAATGAAGCTTAGTGCAAAAGGATTAAGCATTACGGGAGAGCAGGTTGTAAAACTTGAAAGTGGGAAAAAAAGAGAGGAGATATTTGTGCTGAATGGTGGCACATTATCATCTTATGTATATGACCCACTATCAGATACTGGCTTTACTCCAACAACCACAGGTAGTGCCATATTAAAGGATGCGAAGCAATATGTATTGCCAACATCTGTGCTGGTTGAGATAGCAGGCGGAGATGGTATAAAACTACGGTTTGATAATGGTGGACTGGTAAAATCAAAAGTATTTCCAAGTGGAGCTGTAAATAGTGAACTTTTAGATACAAATGTAGCCAGAGTGACTAGGAATGACTACTACGTTATACCAGATGGAAAGACTATCACAACGCCTATACCATACTATAAGTCTGGTGGAGGTGTATCACCACTTGTACCTATGCTTGCAAAAAAAGGTGAAAAAGTATCGGATATTATAGCTGTATTTGAGGGAAAAAATGGTGATAAGATTGTAAGGTTAGCAGACGTGTATGGTGTATCAGAGGCAATTATTGGGTATGTGGGAACACATAGTATAGTTAGCGATGGTACAACTACAAACATCGTTTTATCTTCAATAAACAAAGTGCCTATCACAGGCTTTGGAACTATAACTAGAAATGCAGGAAAGATTGACACCGTAAAGAAGTCAAAGCAGGTTCCTGCAAATAGTCCTAAAAAGGTGGATTACAGTGCAGAGTTCTCACCATCGCACTATGATTATATTAATAGACATAGACAAGATTATAGAAGTCATTGGGCTGGCGTTGGAAATACAGGTTATGTTGTAGATACTGGTAATACTGCATATATGGAGGTATCAAATACTGGTGCATCAATTGTACCTACAGAACCCATACGCATATCTACTCCTGTGGTACAAGACGAAACTAATTTTATTGTAGATGTAAACGGTGTTTTTCAAGAGGTAATATCTGGTGGCATACTTGCCCCACTAAAAACTGTAGATAAAGATGGGGTCATGCTAATCAATTATCTCCATGAAAATGATATGAGCCAACAGATTATAGTAACCAATGGTCTATTAGAAACAGAACCATTTGCAGTAAATGGCTACTGTTTTGGGTATGGCTCTGGCAGATGGGTAGATGCGAATTTGACCGCTCTTTAGCGACATTTAATGGTTACATAATGTATCCATTTTCAGTATAGTATAGAACCTAAAAAATTTAAGGAGAAAATCATGGTAACACGAAATTTAGGAGAAAACTTTAAGGTTGTTCTCTCAACAAAAAAGACATTGTTTGGTGCAAGTGCTACAGACTTCAAAGTAGCGTATGCAGATATAAATAACTTGTCCGCTAAAACATCTGTAACAGGTGGTGTTACAGAAGCAGTAGCAACAGTTGCTACACCTCATACAGCAACCACAACAGCATCTGCTAGTTTTGGGGATAGGAAGCTAACTGTGTCTAACACATCTACGCTTGTAGCAGGTGATGTAATTCAGTATGCAACAGGAAAGTATGCGTATGTTCAGAGTATCGTTGGCTCAACAGTCTATCTAAATACACCGCTTAGAGCGAATGTAGCATCTGGTTCTACACTTACACAAGTTGGAAATCTTGGAGAATATACTACATCAACAATATCTATCCCAACGGCAGGAGAGTATATTGTATCAATAGAAAGTAGCCTACATGGGGTACTTGTAGAGCAGAGAGTAAAAGTAGTAGATACCACAGCAACAACAGCTGTAGATGTAAATGCACCAGTAGCAACAGTAGCTGTAGCATACTAAAATGTATAGGGAACTCTCCCTATGCGACAAATAACACTTTAAAAAAATACCCACACACCATACTATTACTCTATGATAGTAAGAATAGATACCACAAACATCACCAGAGGTAGAGAGTTTACATTGTATGCGAATAATCCAAACAATGAGACTGTAACCATGAGAGGATTGAATGTTTTAGACGGGAGTGTAGTCTCTATCCCACATACAGCTAAAAAGTTTGGTCTGTTTGATGGGTATGTAGGTGTTGCACCACATCTTGATGGGTACTTACTTGCTACTGTATCGACACAAAAGGTAGTCAAAAAGATAGGTAATCCACAACCTGCCTTTGTGATAGGGTACAAAACTAATTATACAGTGCCTTACAAGGCATACGATGGTGGAGGGATTGAGATAGCAAGTGGAAACCTGATAGCTCTTGTAGATGGATTTTATTTCACGCAAATACCTTACGATACAGCAGTAGTAACTACTTTGAGCAGGAACTTTATAGTGAATAAAAACTTGCTTAAAATGAACTATGATGTAGCTATTGTTGGTGGTTCTCTTAACTCTACCTATGAAAATTTAGTGCTTAATAGTGCTACTTTACCAGATGTAGTATTGCCTACCAATACACTTGGTGCATCAACTCTTGCATCAACATTACCAGACGTAACTATAACGGAGCTATAACTATGAATTTAACATTTTACAAAGATGCTATCAAGCAGACTATGCAGGTTGTCAATACAGATGCTAACTCTATATTGAAAGATGCAGAGGGTCTTGTCAAAACATATTTGGAGACTAATACAAGTCTCACTGATAATGAACGTGCAGGAATTTATGCTAAATTTGTAACAGACATTACTACCACAGCAGTAACACAAGCTATTACAGCATCGGCACAAATGGCATTAGAGGGTGCGGTAAACGACCAAAAAGTATTAAATATGCAGGGTGAGTTAGCTATAGCACAAGCTAAAGGTAATAGTGAGATAGCTGTAGATACACAAAAAATAGCCTCCATGCAGGCAGAGGACACAGCAAGACGCAATGAAGTAGCTACCAAAGTTGCTAAAGCTAAGATTGAAGTAGAGCAACTTATCCCATCTCAAATTGCCATTAATCAAAAAGAGCTTGACATAAAAAACAAAGATTTGCTTATCAAGGATAAAACACTAGCGGTTGAGACAAAAAAAATAGATGTTATGGCACAAGATGTGGCACTTAAAAGTACGCAGGTGCTTGTAGAAGAGAAACGTGTAAATCTTATGGGCGAACAGGTCAATGTAGAAAAAGAGAAGATACCGCTTATGAAAGCACAGGCTAATTTAGAGAACAAGAAAGTTGGACTCATGGAAGTGCAAATAGAGACAGAGCGTGAAAAAGTATCACTCATGGGTAAACAAGTGTTGGTAGAGCAAGCAAAAATACCACTTATGGAAGCACAAACAGCCAATGAACTTGAAAATGTAAAACTTACAACACAACAGATAGAAGTTCAAAAAGAACAGGTTAAGTTGAGTGGGGCAGAAATAAAGCTTAGATACGCAGATGTGTACTATAGACAACAGCAGGCTAATACGGTGGCAAAGAGTCTAATCGTAAACGAAAGAATAGAAAATAAAAAGAATGAGACAGCACTAAAAGTTGCTACCATTCAAGCAACATCACTATAAGGATAGTCAAATGACAGTAGATAATGCAACACAGATAATAGGGAATGTAATTTCAAATACCTTGGCTGAATACGACCAGTCACCAGACTCTAGGGTAAAAGACAAACTAGGCGTTGTAACTAGGATACCTCACCCATTGGATATTGTGTCTCCACAAGACCAGTTATTTTCTCTTGACATGGCACTGAAAGATGTGGCACTAAAAGCTACACCAGTGTCACTTATAGAGAATGCTAACAGTACAGCTAGCGAGCTTAAAAGAATTTCAACAGATTATTTTGTACGTGTGCCAGTAGCACCAGTTGCAGGAGCAAACTTAGATATTGATGATGGGTTAGCGTATGCTGTAGTATTTAAGACGCTTGGTTTAATATGGCGTGAGTATGGAGACTATGACCAACGTGCAGACTCTATTATTAATACGTATGTGCAGGCTTACAGAACATATTTGGCAGACCTTATTGCAGGAGTGGTTGGAACAGGGAAAGAAACGTATATCCGTTTTAGTGCAGACGGAACGGCTTGGCATAGCAGTTTTACCACAGGTGATATTTACATAAGCTTTAAGAAGATTGATACAGCTACTTGGACTCCTGCTATACAATTTGTAGGAAGTAATGGTAGAAACTTTGACGACACACTCAATTACACAGGTAATGCAGGAAAAGTAGTAGCTGTAAACGCCTTAGAGAATGGGATAGAGTTAGTTCCGCAGGCAACAGGTGGGGCTACAACATTTTTGGGGCTAGCAGATACTCCAACAGCGTATGTAGCAGGGCAGGTTGTGGCAGTTAATCCAGCAGGCAATGGGCTTGAATTGATAGCACCATCAACAGGTGGTGGGGCTACAACATTCCTAGGACTAACCGATACACCTACAGCATATACCGCAAATCAAGTTGTGGCGGTAGATGCTACTGGTACAGGACTTACGTTGATACCGCCACCTACAGGTGGTGGAGTGGCAGGGGCAAACGCATTTGGAGACAATCCGTTTTACGATGGTACTAATGGTGGGGTAATAAACTTAGATGCAAGCACAAATAATGTATTTTATCTATATCCTCCCACAAATGCTGAACTACACTTTACTTTGTTTAACGATGGTGGTACACAAGTTCCTGCACTATGGGGAACGACATATACATTTATGCTTGTTTCATCTGGCACAGTAGCTATTACATTTGACCCAACATTGTCAATACTTGGTAATGCAACAGTTGGACTTGGAACATCAAGTCCTGCTACAAGCATCACAATGACTATCCTAAAAATGGTATATACAGGGTATGACTGGTACGTGATTAGTAATACCGTTATCACAGATGCAAACGGATAATTCTATACCATATCCTCGTCCGAACTATACGGACGGAGATTTGCTAACAAAAGAGCTTATTAACGGTACATTTGCAAAGGCTGTGCTATCAGAGGTTAAATCTTTTAAAGTGCCGATGGATAGGTACAATGTAACAGAGGACGACCTAACTAATATTAGTCTCATAAAAGGTGATATTACACCACAGTCATACGACATAACACAGAGAGATTTAAGCCTTGATGGAGTTAAAGAACTTGGTTGGCAACCTGCAACACGAAAAAGTAATGTGCCCGAGCCACAAGTTGTGTATGACCCACTTAAACACTATGTATTTGTAGAGTGGGTAGGGATAAACAGCACCGACCTACAGAGTACAATTCCATCAAGCAACACCGTGCTATATGATGTTAATGTTCCATACTATGATGATAATAATGCAGGGTTATTTGGCTTTATGACGCTTAAAGATGCAAATGGAAATATAACAGACATATTTGCATCATTCTACTCTTTAAAAACACTAACTATGACCAAATTGGGAAGACTGCCTAATGGATTAAATTTAGCATCAAGTACCTATGTAGGCTACGTAAATGGTGCGTATATTCTTAATTTTTATGGTGGTACTTATGTTAGCTTTACTTTGCTTGGGGAAGTGTTTACAATTAGTAACTATTCAGACTATCACACAGCACTTGGGGATGACGGACTCATACTCATAGAAAACAATATCGCCACAAAGACTTATGTTTTAGATACTAAACTTGATGTAAAGCAAGAGATTGATGGCAGGTATTGCATACGTGGTGGTGGCTTTATTACATCTCCAACCAAATACCCATTTGGAACAAAGATAGGTAAAGTATATTTTTTTCTTAGAGACAACACCAGTAGCTACAAGTTTAAAAATACAGCAAGTGGCGTTCAGGCACGTATTGTAAATAGTTCTGTTTGGGCGTATTCAAAGAGACTAAAGTATGACTATGCGACAGATAATTGGTTACATAAGCCTCTTAAAACGCTAAAGTATAACATGATTACACAAGGTATTTTTGTTAAAAATCATCTGCCCAAACATAATAAAGATGACAGTGTAGAGTTTCAAAATTCAGATATGTATGGTGATTTTGCAAGAGTTGTTAAGCCAGATGGCAGTGCATCATACTATCACACATTCAACTTTAGGAAGTGGAAGCCTCTTACTGGAGAGGCGACTACTTACCTATATGGGTGTATTGGTAGAATGTGGACTAAGGGTAGAGTAGATGGTGTGTCTGGGCTTATGCCATACACGATAGTAGTTAGGTCTGTGAATGACTTTGCAGGTGGGAAAAAAACAGTCCTGAACTTTAGCGGATTTATATTTAGAGGATAGTTAAATGGATGTATTAAATCTTGGAAAAATGAAAAAGAAAAAAGGTGTAACAGCTACACCAAAAGTAGCGTCAGCACAAAATGCGATAGTTAATCACAGTTCAACTATTGGTAAGTCAAGAGTGCAAGGCAATCAAGGTGTTACGCAAGGCAATCAAGGTTGGAAGTCTCAATATACAGATGCAGGTGCAGGGTACAGTAAACAGATTAACCCTATCATAAACTCATTGTCACAAGCACCTACCTATGATGCACCAAAGATAGAGCATAACCTTACCACACAAGAGGGATTTAATGAAGCACTTGATGTGGTTAGAGCTAGAAACAATGCCAAACTTGCTTCACAAAATCAAAGAGTTTTACAAGGGGTGCTTGGTTCTTTGATAAGTGGAGACTCACAAAACAGAGCCACTACAAGCAGGGCTAATATCGCTCGCATGGCAGATGCTACAGATAGAAGAGGTCAAGATATGACGGCTACATCAAGAGCCAATACTCTTGCAGAGACAGCCAATAGAAATAAAATGCTTGGAAAATACTATGAGGGGCAAAATGCGATAGGCAAAGAGCGTAACAGCATAGAAAGAGACAAGATGGAAAGTGTTGCAAACGCAAGCAGTAACGCTAAAAAGGATTACTTATTTAGGGCTAAAATGTTCCCAGATGCCAATTCATTCAAGGCAAAACTTAGCCCAGAAGTGTATGATGAGATAGGTGATAGAAATTTAGAACAAGCAAGACTTATGTATCTTGAAACAGGTAAAATGCCTACGTTCAAAAAAGAGAATACCCCATGGTCGCAAAATCCAGTTAAGGCATTTGGAGAGTTTTTTGATGATGATTATGCTCCACAATCACAACCAACCACCCAAACCCCTCAACAGCCTAAGCAGGAAGTGTTTAAGTTAGACACAAATCAAACTAATACAGCCCTACACGCTTATGCCCAAGACCAAGGATATAATTTGTCAGACCTCCATGAAAAGGACGGACAAATAGTAACACCAGATGGTACAGTATCTCTAAAGTCGGTTTGGGAAAGGATAAACAATGGGAATGTTCGATGATTTGAAGCCAACCAAACAAAGAATGTTCGATGATTTGAAGCCAACCAAACAAAGAATGTTCGATGATTTGAAGCCAACCAAACAAAGAATGTTCGATGATTTGAAGCCAACCAAACAAAGAATGTTCGATGATTTGAAGCCAACCAAACAAAACCCAAACGACCCACGCAACGGCTTATCAAAAGCACAGATAGCAGAAGCAGAAGCAAATAAAAAAGCATACCATAAACCAGACGATGCCTTAGCTACAGTATTGCCATTTTCTTACAGCGATGCAGTCTCGTTTGGAAAGGGATTTACCCACAACATAGATGAGTATGGAGCATCTATAAATAAGGGGCTTGGAAAACTATCTAAGGCTATTTTGCCTAAAAAGTACCAGACAAGCTTTTTTGATGATAATGCTAAATATTGGAACGTCCAAAGAAAACAAAATGAGATAGAGACAGAAGACAACAAAGTAGCACACGTAGCAGGAGAGATGATATTAGACCCAGTAAACCTAACACCAGCAGGGGTTATAAACAAAGGCAGAAAACTAACAAGAGTTGGTAAGTCGATGATGGCAGGTGCAGGTGTAGGATATGCAACGTCTAAAGCTAAGAACTATGGTAATGATGATTTAACCGATGCACAAAAGAGTCAAGAAGATGCTGTGAGTACAGGCTTTGTATCTCTACTCAATGGGGTTATCGCAGGACTCACCGATGGGAAAGTTACCAATGCTATCAAGGATGTTGAACATCTTGTGGGTGATGGTAAGGAAGTCGCACAAAGGGCTATTGATACGCTTATTAACGACCCAGAAAGAGTAGGTTTTTCAAGAGTGGAAGCAGAAGCATTAAAAGAGCAATATAATACCATCATTAACAGCAAGACTCCACAGCCAGAACTTATAAGGGAAAAAAGTAATGCAACAGTACCAACAGAGGATATTTTTTCACACCCTAGAGCCAAAGAAGCAATAGACTTGGCAAGAGACAGATACGCATCTCAAACTTACAATGATAGAGTTGGTGGAGGTTCCGCATCTTGGATGAACCCAGACGGAACATACGCAAGAGCAGGGGCTAATGGTGAGACTAACTATCATCAAGGTTTTAATCTTACTAAGGCAGATGTTAAGAAAATTGATAAGGGTAATATAACCCCAGAGATTGAAGCAAAACTACGTGACGATATTGACAGATTGGAGAATGACCCTAATTGGAATACACAAGAAGCACCAATACAAGAAACACACATAGATGAAAATGGCGACCTTATAGACAGTGAAACAGGACAAGCACTATTTTCAAACGCAGGACACAACTTAGCAGGTGGTTTTGGAGCAGGTACAGTCAATGCAGGGAGTGGGCTATTTGACGGTAGCTATGACCCAAACAAAGACCTAACAGACCAAATGGCAGACAAATTTATACAAGGTATGGTAGCAGGTACTCTTGGAGTAAGTGGATTGAGAGCATTAAGAAAAGCGAACCCTAAAGCCTTTGAAAAAGTTAGAAGCTGGGTGATGGATAACGATATTAAAGTGGGTGATAAAATGCCTACAGATGGTGTTCAGCTTGGGGTCTTTGCAGGTAAGAAAGCTAAAGGCTTTGAGGGTAGAACTACCCATGTAGGAAAATATGACGGACAAGAGAGATTTGAAATAAATGATAGCGTTGCAGAAGTAAACCCTAATGCAGTGGTTGAATTGTCTCAAAAAGGGCATACAACGCTTGGTAAGCTTATGAAACACGATGAGCTATTTAGCAACTACCCACAGTTGGAAAATGTTGTCGTGAAGTTTGATAAGAATATGGATGCACACGCTACCTTTGATGGAGAAAATGTTATCACACTATCTAACAAGTTTAAAAATAAAGATGAGTTAGCAAGTTCAATTTTGCATGAAGTACAGCACTGGGTACAGAACAAAGAGGGCTTTGCAGGTGGTGGGAACTTTGATGCTATGTTAAGACAAGTTGATGGCAAAATCTATGACCTTGAAAAGAGGGGAGAATTATCAAAACTTGATGCTATGAACTACCGAAACGACCTTGATTATCTAAAAAATAACCGTTCAGCAGAAGCGTACAATAACTACAAGAAGATTGCAGGGGAGATAGAAGCAAGAGAGGTACAGGCAAGACATGGATTAAGTGCAGAAGAGAGAGGGCTTATAGAGCCATACAACAACTCTGAAACACTTGGTGCAGAGGAACATAGCGATGAGGCATACAATAGTGCATTTATGGCAGAGCTTGATGGTAGACTAAAGGACTTTGATACTACAGGGATAGACCCTAAAGATGCAACGCTTGACTTTTCCAGAAGCAAATCTGACCACGCAAAAGCACTAGAAAAAGACTTTATTCATGATGGAAAAGTTGATACTGTTCGAGTGGCGAAATATGCAGAGCCTTTACCACTTCCTGTAAATAATGCATCTGAAATAGAAAAGTATCTCAATGGTGGTATGCTAGATACTCCTATTGGAGCAATAGCAATTAATCCAAAAGGTAGCTTTAACCATTTTGTTGCTAATACGCATAATCAGAATAGGATTTGGTATTCAGGAGGATTTATACCCACATTAAAAAATCCTCTTTTTGTTGTGAGTGACACCTATAAAGGTAAAGACACAGCGGTTTTTTATAAGCCATTTAAAGATAAAAATAATAATATTGTGCATTTAGCAGGATACGCTATAGACAAGAATGGCAGACTTGTAAATACAACACTTTTTGATATAAGTCCTAAAAAACTAAAGAGATATTTGGAGGTAGATGATGATAAATTGTTGTTTTATAAACACCCGCTAGAGGATGGGAGTCCTCACTCTTCTCACTCAAATAGAGTGGATAATACGGGTGCTTATGATGGTATTATACCACAAAATTCCAAAATTCCAAATATGAGGGATGGATTTATAAAATTATCAGAAAATTCAAATAAAAACTTAGACCATTTAGAAAAAATATTAAATAAAGATGATGTCAAAGAGTGGACGGACTTATCACAAGGATTAAAATCAAGCTTTAAAGCATCATTCCTTGACTCATTCTCTGGGGGTTATCATAAGCTACGTGCAAATGCTACAGCAGGTAAGCATAAAGTAGCTATACAAGCACAGCGTATGGGTAGAATACTTAGCAAACTGCCAGAGCAGATGAGAAAAGATATACAAGAGTATATCGTGGGTGATGTTCACCCCTCTTCTGTATCTAAAGAAGTAAGGCAGATTGGAGATAATATTAGACAGACTATCAAAGATTTGCAAGATGAGATGCGAAAACTTAATGTGTTTGATGATGAGCAGATTGATGCGTGGGGAGATAGATACTTAAAGAGACTTTATGAAAAGCACTTTGGAGATGATGAAAAAAATCTTATCCATAGTGTTACAGGCGGGAACTTTGGTATGCCTATAATGAAGAGAAGAGGACATACAGAGACTATCTCACAAGCAGAGTATGATAGACGTGTAGCAGATGGTGAGTTGGATGAGTCTTTAATAGGTAAAGATAAAAAAGATGGGGGAATACAAAAGAGTGTACTCGCAGGAAAAGTAACACTTGAAAGAGACTGGACTAAAGCAGAGCGTATAGAGATGGGAGAGATAGTGGATGCTTCAATTACTGTACCAGAGACGTTCATGAAAATGGCTCAAATGGTGGAGCACGGAAAGTTACTACAAGAGGTAGCAAAATTAGAGGGTGCTATCGTACCAAAAGCAGAAGCCAAACTAGCTACTAAAGAAGCACTAAATCAGCAAGGTTTTGTGCAACTTGAAAAAAATCCAAGATTTGGTGCGTTATCTGGTCAGTGGGTGAGAAAAGACGTAGCAGATGATATTGGTGCATTAGCAGACTCTATTATGCAAAGAGAGGGAGATGTTACAGCAGAAGCAAAAGCACTTTGGATGAAGTATCTAAGTACCGTCAAAAAAGCTTTGACTGTTTGGAACATACCTACTCACATAAACAATGCCTTGGCTAACCCATTCTTAATGCACGGCTCTGGTATGAGTACCTTAGACGTTGTGGGTGGGGTCAGCAAATCACTTATAAAAATGTCAAAAGCTCCAAGACTAACCGAACTGTTAGACAAGGAGGCAATTGGGGCGTTATCAAATGTAGAAAAAAGTGAGCTTAGTTCACTCAAAAATGAGATGAAGTATTACTTGGAAGCAGAAGAACAGGGGCTATTAAATACAAGTAGGCTTGAAGATATACGTGTGGGTGAGTCAGAGACACATACCACATACAAATCATTTTTAAAAAAAGTGGATGAAAAATTAACAAGTGCTTATCAAGGTGGAGACAGTGTAAGTAAACTTGCTATGTACACACACCTTAGAGAGCATGGTTGGAGTGTAGAGAAGTCAAGAGAGGGTGCTTTAGCCATTATGCCAGACTACTCTAAGCCTATGGCTCCTGCATGGAGAACACTAAGAGATAGTGGTATCACACCATTTATATCTTGGACTTATTATACTCTACCAAAGATGTTAAGAATTGGCGGTAGTATAAAGGGTTCTGCTCGTATCACAGGTGCTATTGCATCATTGTATGCCATATCCTATGCACTAACAGGTATAGGTAACCCATATTCAGACGAGTTGCCAGATGATGCAAAAATGGCAAGGATACCAGTATGGAAAGATGGTAATGAGATAACAACTGTAAAGATGGATAAAATAAACCCATTCATGCAACTTATGCACCCACTACAGATGGGTAGAGAAACAGCTATGAATGGATTGCCACAAACACTACTTGGGTTACTTAGTGGCACGAAGTTATACAACGGACGACCAGTAACGTATGACAACAAGCCTAAATCGCAACAGCTTTACGATAAGGCAAAATATGCAAGTGGACTCACTCCATTGCCGGGTCAAGTGAGAAGTGGGATAGACCTTATTGAGAGTTTAGTAAGAGATGAGAAAAACAGAAAAATATCAAGAGATATTGTTCCACGCTCAACACTCCAAAACTTATTTAAACAATTTGGTGTGAACTCATTGACATTTGACTCTAAACAAGTCAAAAAAGCAAGAAAGAAAAAAGAAAGTAAAGAGCGTTGGTTTTAAGCGACAAAAAATAGTGGATAGTAACTGTTTTATTTGATAGTCTTTTGAAAAACATTAGGAATTAAAAATGGAGTACATTATAAAGATGCAAGCGTTCTTTCATCAAACTAAAGAACTCTGGGCAGTGATACTTGGTATGCTTATCCAGTATTGGTTTGGTGAAGAAAAAAACAGAAGAATTGTTATTACAATAGTTCTGGCAACATTGGTGGTGGCAGTATATTTTGTTCCTATGTTGATTGAAATTTTAAACATGGTACTTGGAAAACTTGCATCCCTTGAAATAAAATCAGACAGTAAGATAGCTATTGCCCTCTATGCCTTTAGTACGATTATATCTGTTGATATTCTGGCAATAATCATAAATATTTTACCTGTTGGGATGAAAAGACAAGCAAAAAAATATTTAGGAATTGATGATGAGAACAGAAAACAAAATTAAGCTTGTGGATAAATCAAACAGCCTGCATAAGTGGCTTACTGTGACTATCGTTGCAGTAGGATATGTTTGTTTTTTAGTAGCCATTGGAGCCGTTAGATAATGTTGGCATCACTATATCTAAAGCTTGGTATCTTTGGAGTTTTTATATTGTTAGTTGGTGGGTGCTATTATCAGTATCACTACAAGCCTCTTGAAACATTAAGACAAGACAAAAAAGATATGGCAAAAGAGTTAAGAGCAGAGTATATAAAAAATAGTGCATTAGAACTTGAATTAGTTACGTGCATTGATGACAAGAACGTATCTACCTTTGAGGGTGAGATGAAAGGGGCAGGTGATGCGATTGAAGACGATAACATTACTATTGACGACAAGCTTATTTTTTAGTGCGTGTGGGCAGTGTAAGCCAAAGATTAATACAGTCTATGTCAAAAGTAGAGTTCCTAAACTAAGAATAATATACAAAGTATCTCCATACACTCCAAAAAATATTAAATCGCTTGATGCAGATAACTATATTATTCCAAAAATTGAATTAAAAAAAGCAAGTGCAGTAAGTAAGAAACGTATCAAGATTATAAACTTCTACGAGAAGCAAAATTTAAAGTTTAATAAGCAGTTTTCTACAGAGTAACTGTCACAGAAGTGTCAGTAGATATTCCCATAAAGTGCCGATTTTCGACTGACACTTGTATTTTTTTATCTAATTTTTATCTAACCACTAAATCCTTACAAAGCACGGTATCAAGGGACTTTGCGGACATTTTACTGGTATCCCCACGAGGACTCGAACCTCGAGCTACGCCACTGTTGTTATACCCTTATCTTAGGGCTTTAAGAGGTGGTGTCTGTGGGATTGTCACAGCAAATGGGCTAAAATCTCTACTTATTTTCAAGTGTTCACCCTCTATAAACATTGCATAGTTTTTCATAATAGGTTCTGTGTTAGAATGACCTACCATCTGTGCAAGTTCCAAAATAGTAACCTTGCCACTTTTTAGCATTGAAGTAATAAAGGTGTGTCGTGTAGTATAAACTTTCCTATACTCAACTCCTGCCTTTTCACAAACTCTTCTCCAATGTCTCTTTAGTGATGATGCCCCATACAGATGTTTTCCCTCGATACATGAGAATAGAAATAGACTTTTGCTATCTTTCATCTGGTCTTTGAGATAAGGTATTACATGGTTGAACATTGGCACACGCCTTACACCACTTTCTGTTTTTGGTGTAGAGACTCTTCCTCTGGTGACGGAACGTACTACATTTATAGTACCCTCATCAAAGTTAATGTCTCCGTGCATAAGTCCTAAAACTTCACCTGTACGCATACCTGTGTAGAACGATATGGCTAAGAAGTTCTTGAACCACCCCTCTGCTACACCTATCAACTTCTCTACCTCTTCTGGGGTAAATGGTGTAACCTTTGGCTTTGTGTGCTTAGGTAACTTGATATGTTCAGCAGGGTTGTCTGTAATTTCATCATATTCTACGGCTATCTCTAGTATTGCACCTAAAATTCTGATATAATTACGTACAGTTTTTGGCGATGCTGTTTTTAAGAGGTAAGTAGAGTATTCTCTAATCTCTACTCTCTTAATATCTGCCACCTTACGATTACCAAACTTTTTTACAATCCTGTTTACTGCATTTCCTAATTCGTGAATACCTTTCAGGTGGTCTTTCGAGATAAGATACTTTTCTGCATAAACTTTAAAGAGCGTTGGTGGTTTTTTATCTATGTCACCATTCATAATCTTAATTTCAAGCTGTGGGATAACCTGTGTTTTTAACATCTTTCTGTTTGCAGGTGTATCATCAAGCCCAGTGCTTTTTTGTCTTCTTTTTTCATTGACATAATACTGTAGGTACAGTTTTTTGCCTCTTTTGTATATACTAACCATCATATTTTCCTTATGAGGTCAGCCGAAAATCGACTGCCTATTATACCACTTTATTGAGTATTAAGTCAATTTCTTCATTTGTTTCAGTTGAGCGTACCCATTTGTTCATAGCCTCAATATCCCAAAAAGGTTCTCTTTCTCCTTTTGGTTGGTGATAATGTATGCCTTGCTTGAACAGTACGCCCTTGTTTGACTTTAACCAACGTGTGCTACGTCCTATGAGTCCTGCCATAACTCCTGTACGTGCGTATTTTGGATATAACTCAATTATTTTAACTTGTGTTTTCATTGTGGAATACTTTTGTATAACCTCTTTAGGCAGGTAGGGCATATTTTGCCTATGTATTTTGATAGTTCATTATCAACTACATCTGCCTCTTTATGCTTTACGTGAAGTCCACACATTTTACAATCTAATCCGTATATCCTGTAAAATCTATGTTGCACGTTTCTGTAATAGTTTGCAATATCTTTAGTAACAATACCCATCTCTCCACTCGTATGGACATCTATGTATGGGTGCTTGTACGCTTCTTTCTTGAAATATTGTTCACCATCTATCTCCACTTCCTTATCCCTCGTACGATTTACATAACTTGGAAAATCTACATTTTTAAGTATAAAGTTGCCATTTCCTCCTGCGTACGCAAGGTTTTTAAAGATAGCTACTTTTTCATCATCCGTGTACCAAATTCTAGTAAGTGTATCAGAGTATGTTTTTTCCCAAAGACAATGCTCAGCGATGTATCTAATATGTCTTTTTAAAAACCATAGAGGGATATGGTAGTCTTTTATAGCGGACAGAAGTGAGTATGCCAGAGGTTCTGCATCTCTCCATCTTTGAGAAAAATTAAAATAATATCTTCTCAATCTTCCGTTCCGTGAGATACCACTAAAGATACGATAATTATTTGTCATAAATGAGTTTTTATTATCATCAAATAGTCCTCCTTGCACTAATGCTTCTGCAACCTTATGATTTGTCCGATGGTGATACTGAGACATCTATGACCCCCTGTAATCTTTGTGTGACACTATCCTTATACTTCAATGTAATCAGATTATGTTCTCTTACTTCTCTTGCTACACGTTCCCTCTCTTTAAAAATCTCCAACTCTGCCTTTGAGCTTTCTATTATTTTATCCGATATGGCACATATTGCTTCCACTGTCTCTATTTCTATCTTGTCTGCAATAAGTGCATCTAAGGTATCAAACAACTTATTCCTTAACCCATCAGCTGTTTTCTCTGTTCTGGTTGTTATGTCACTCATTTCTTAATACCTCTATCCCAGTATCGTATCTTCGCAGAGTTTATATCTTTTTCTACTTCCAATCTTTCTTTATAAATTATCTGTGCAGACATTTTTGTGATGGCATTTGCTTTATCTACATCTGTTTCACCATCAAGTAGTTTTTGTAGTTCACTCTCTAATATTTTCTTTATTTCCATTTCTATGCCTCCAAGCAAAGTTTTGTATTTATTTTCTTTTTCTAGGTCTCTTAAACCCCATTGACCCTGTAGTGTCTTTTCTACGTGGGTAAGCTCTAATCTTTCGTATGTATAGAGTAGTTGTTACATCTCCATTCTGCATTGGTGCAGGTTCCAAAGTAGCATTGAAATAACCACCTACTAATTGCTTCGCATCGACAATCGTTCTGCCATTTTCTCTGTAAATTCCATCATTCATGGCACTTGCCAACTCAAACAACTTTCTTGCGTGCTTCTCTGGGTAAAATTTCTCATAGTGATACTCTCCCCATTGGTTTACAAATTTAATTGCTAGGAACTCTTGTCTCAAATCATCAAGCTTTTCTGTAACCTCAATGACTTTCATATTTTGTAGTCCTAGCCGTGCATTGTAAACAATCTCTTTGGCTATGTCTGTAACATCTACTTGCATCTATTTACTCGCTTCCTCAAAGAATTGGTAAAAGGTACTTGCCTTAACAAAGTGAATACCGTCTGCATCTTTAATTTTTACCGTTCCGTCACCTCTAACACTAAGCACGGTAACAACTCCTTTATTACCGTGTTTTCTCTTGTACTCTACATTAATTCTCGGCATAACCTGCCTCTGCGTTGAATTGTTCAACAAGAGATGCTACGGCTCCCTCATCTGCTAAGAACTGTGCGATATTAGATGTATCAATACTCGCCCATGCAAAGAACTCATCCACATCATTTGCTTTAATTCCCTTTGAAATCATAGTTCCTTTGTATCTTGCTAAGCTAACCCCTGCCTTTGGCTGTTGTGTACTGGTCTCTTGGGTCTGTGCTTCCATAGGCTCCTGTGATGCCATAGGTTCGTTTGGGCTTTCCTCTCCATGAGTAGGTACACCAACTTCTTCTGTTTCGGCTTCTGTGTAGTCCTCTTCGACTCCATAGAACTCGTTTACATACATTTTAATCTCTTGATTAGTTTGTGTGAAAAAACTTGATACTTTTTCTTCTCCCATGTCCTCAAAGTCCATGTGTTCTGCAAATGACTTTAAATCTTTACGCTTAACTCCACACTCTTCTAATTTTGCATAGTGTTTAGTGATATGTCTTGGCATACGTGTAGCTTTTGGCTTCTCTGGTGCAGTATCTTCTGCAACTTGTGCATCTTGACTTTGAGTTGGTGTAGGAACTTTTACGGTAGTTTTAGGTTTACTCATCAAAGCTTGGTTGATATCGTCTTTTGACGTAACAACCTCTGTATCAATAGCCTCAATGTCCTGTACCTCTTCTTGTGTTGAAAGTCCGAACATTACCTCTGGGAAATACTCTTTAATGAAAAAAGATTGTGCTCTTTTTCTTAGCATTAGCTCTGGCATAGTTTTCCATTTGCTACCTTTTTTATCAAGCCACCCCTCAGATTTTGCCATCTGCATAGTAACTGACATACCTACAAGTTCCTCACCACTCTCTGTGTCTATTGCAACACAATGTGCCTCTTGCTTGTCTTCACTGATTACTGTTCTCAACGCTCCCTTGATAAGCCCACTCTGGTTGAGTCTAGCTACAAGGAATGTTGTGGCAAATGATGGTCTCCCATAGATGATGTAGATACTTTGCGACACTTCCATAGGTGATATGTTCATTCTGATAGCTAAATCATTGATAATAACAGCACTGGCGATGTCATTCTTTAGCTGGTCTGGGAAAAATGCGGATACACTAAGTGCTTTACCTCTACGCTGTTCCAATTCAAATTTGCTAGTTTCTAGCTCCAATTTTTTAGTTTCTAATTCAATCAAATCCATTTTACTCATTTTTCATTCTCCAATACTGTTCTTTTAATTTCAGGAATAAGTTTTTTAATCTCATTCAACTCTACTCTTGCCCTTTGACCTACTGCTTTAAAGCCTCTTCTTTTGACAGTGCTACGTCTAAGTAGCTCTGCCGTTTGAGATAGCTTGTCTGCAAAGTCTAATACCTGTTTACTCATCTTTTTTACTCACAATCACAACGCTACATCCGAACTTAGTTTCAATGTCACTAATAGTAAGCTCAATTTTAGCTTTAGCACTAAAAACAAGTTTGCTCACATATCGTAGTGCATCACCGTTTTGCTCAACAGCTTTGATACAAATATCTTCTGTTTGGTCTTTCACATATTGTAGTGCATCACCGTCTTGCTCAACAGCTTTGATACAAATATCTTCTGTTTGGTCTTTCACATATTGTAGTGCATCACCGTTTTGCTCAACAGCTTTGATACAAATATCTTCTGTTTGGTCTTTCACATATTGTAGTGCATAACCGTTTTGCTCAACAGCTTTGATACAAATATCTTCTGTTTGGTCTTTCACATATCGTAGTGCATAACCGTCTTGCTCAACAGCTTTGATACAAATATCTTCTGTTTGGTCTTTCACATATCGTAGTGCATAACCGTCTTGCTCAACAGCTTTGATACAAATATCTTCTGTTTGGTCTTTCACATATTGTAGTGCATCACCGTTTTGCTCAACAGCTTTGATTGACTCATCCCCACGATACTCAATAATATTACTCTCTGTTTTGCCGATTTTTCCTAAAAATTGTTCTAGTGTCATTTAATTTTCCTCCTTAAACGCCCAATCTGGTATAGATATGGTCTTAACGATATTCGCTATACCCTTGTCTTTATATCGTTTGTACTCAATAAGTAGGTCTGTGTAGTTCTCTCTACCTTTTTCAAGTGAAAGTGGGTCTATCTCCCACACATCAACCATGTAAGGCTTTTTAGTCTCAACTGTGATAAAGATAAATCTCTCTGCGTTAATACCTGCCATACTCAATGTATTTAGATACCAACTTGCTTGTCTGTGATACCTATAGTCATACATAGACTTTGAAAAACCATACTCACTACCATCACCTGTAGTCTTTAAGTCAATCACCAACCCTAAATCTTCACGATAAAAGTCTGGTCTGCATTTTCGTGTAATGTCAAATGTCTTGTCTTCTACAAAAAAACTCTCTTCTGCCACACCCTCTTGGAGTAGTCCACCTGCAATAGCCATTACATTTTTTGTCATAGCCTCTGCTTGTTCCCATACATCTACTGGGATAACCAACAAGCCCTCACATCTAGCTACAAAATCTGCTTTAGCCTCTTTATACTCCTTAGAGTTCTTGTTTAGGTCTGCACCCTCAAAATCCTCTTTGATAAACTCTTCACCAACTGTACTTGGCTCCAGCACCATTTTATGCACCAATGAACCCAAGTCGAATTGTTTACCACTTAGTTTAAATAGCTCTTTATTCTCATAGTGTATAGGTGACTTTTCAAGCAATCTGAAATCACTCGAACTTATACCCTCTGCTTTATGATACTCTTCGTTTGATAATTTTGTTTTCATTTATGTACCTCTACTAATCTGCCTAACCGATACTCTAATACGGTGTCGTTATATTTATTTATCGCTCTTTTTTGCGAAAAAAACACGATAAAAACCAATGCTAAAAATGCGATAAATAGTGATACTATTAAGATACTCATTTTTATGCCTCCATTTTTTTGTTGAGCTACAGTCATAAAAAGCGAAGAGCCTTTAATAATGCAACCTAAGTCTTTATGTTGTTTCTAAGTACAACTTTGTGACAAGTGAATTATGGCATAGTGAAGCTTAAAGAAAAATAATAAAATATACCTTTAGTGAAATTTATTTAAAAAAGTTTCTGAATGTAGGAGAGCAACCCATTACACAAGGGGTGTGTAAGGTTATATGTTTTTAAATACCTTAGTGCATCTTGCAAGAAGTATATCTTCTGTTCTCTCTTTGGGAATGATAATTGGAGAGTAGTCATGATTATCTGGCAATAGCATTATTGAGCCATCTTTCTGTCTGCGAATGCGTTTTATGCCACTATCTCCATCAAAGGTATAGTGTACTATGGTATTGTCAGAGGGTGGTTTTCCTGTGTCACAGTAAACAATCTCACCATGTGAAATAGTAGGCAACATACTATCTCCATCCGCTTTAACAGCGTATGCAGTATCAAGATAGATGTCCGATGTGGCAGGTACGTACTCTACATCCCCATCTCCATAAAAGCCATTAACAGGAACACCGCACGATGCTTCACCTATAAGGGGTACGTGCTTGATGAGTGGTATCTCTTGATTATCGTCCATCAAGTAATCTACTGTGACTCCTAAAAATAGTGCAGTTCCAAGTAGATGTTGTTGTGGCACAGGCTTTATACCATTAACCCATTTATTGAGATATGTCTTATCTTCACCCAATATCCCTGCAAGTTCTTTTTGCGAACCTCTACCTTTTTTCTTCAATAGCATCTGTATCTTCTCATGTATATTCATCTTTAAATCCTTTCATTTTGATAAACACACTATAACATAAATTGTATTTTAGGTCAATAGTTAAATAAATTATTAATATATCTTTAGCACAATCACATAATTTAATATTAAGTTAAGAAAATAAAGTGTATAGTTGTACCTAAGTTCAATTAAGGAGTAAAAATGAACGACAGAATAATCACACAACGTGATATGTGCAAGATGTCTGGGGTAAATATTGCCACGATGTCAAGGTACTTAAATGGCAAAAAAAATCTAAAACTAATTACAGCAAAGCGAATAGCAGAGGCTTGTAACGTTCCGATGGATATTTTTTTAAGCGTGGAGACACAGAAAACTTTTTTTGGAAAATCATTTCTAAAAGAGGATATTGACTACAACAAAAAACAAAGGGAGTAGAAGATGATTAGTATATTGAAGAGTGACAGCATAACCTGCCACAATGTATTATCATGCGTTGGAGGCACAAAAATAAATACGAGTGCATTATATCTATTTTCTTGTGATATGTCAAGGGAACGAAAATGAAGAGATACTATACAATAGATTTTGTAGCAATGACAGAGGCAGGATTAAACCCTACAAAGTGGATGATTTGTGAAAATATACACTTTATTCAAGCAGTTACGGAGAGTGGATTTTGTGAAGATGCAAGAGCAGACCTTGCAGAACATCATGATATATCACTTGTTCAATACAAGAAATTGATTGGGGTACTTATCAATGAAGGGTACCTAAAAAGAAATAAGAAAAACCACCTCAGAACAACTCAAAAATGGCACGTCTTAATAGGGGTTAAAAAGGAGACGGTGCAACAAAAAGAGCGTATCAAAAAGGATACGCCAACGTATCAAAAAGGATACGCTAGACGTATCAAAAAGGATACGGTGCAACCTATAAGAGAGAACTTAGATAGAGTTAGAGAGAAAAAAGAAAAAGAAAAAGAAAAAAAATCTGTTGAACTTCCGAATATCTTAAAAGATTGGATTGAGTACAGATTAGAGATTAAAAAGCCAATCCGAGAAATAACAATACGAACACTACTGAAGCAGTACAAGCAGGACCCAATAGAGTTTGAGCGTAAAGTCACACATTCTATAGCAAACGGATACCAGGGGCTGTTTTCCCCAAACGAAAAAAAACATACTGGGCTTCAAAAATCTTACGATGCAGTAGATGCCTATTTTGATAAACACCCTACAAATACAGTTGATGTTGAGGTGTTGGAATGAAAAACACAATAAATCACATAATCAGAGTCCTAAACATCAAAGATGCAGATGCACTTGTAGCAGATAGACTCACAAAAGAGATGATAGGTGTAGATATTCCATCGTACCTAAGCTACATTGAAAAACACCATAATCACATAGACCTAAGCTTTATGACTGGGTATCAGAAATTCTTAGAGCTTACTAAGAGGTATAAAGTAGGTTTAAACGAACGTAATGCACGTTTAGAGATAGAAAAGGGTAGAGGTAGGGCAGTTGAGCTGGCTAACAAGGTAAAAGAGCTTAAAACGGCATTTAGAGAGTCTGAATACAAGAGAAAATATTTAGGGTATTCGCACAAAGAGTTGAACTTTCACAATTTCAAAAGAAAAGGGTCAAACGAATATTACTTCAAAGATGGAGACCTAGCGATATTAAATTCTATTGGAAATTTGCGAGAGTGCCTACAGTTACAAGAGTCAAGCAGTGTAGGTGATGCATTGGAAGATAAGTTGTTTGAGATTTTTAAAGCAATCGCGATAAGAGGTGCATCTCAAACAGCATTGGAAGATAAGAGTGCGAATAGAGATGTTGTGAAATTAGCAAAATCAACAGTAAGGGAGTTTTAATGCATAGCAGAGATGAAATTATAATGAGTGTAGTAGGTATAGAGGGTGGATACACAAATGATAGCCTTGATAGTGGGGGCAAAACAAAGTTTGGTATCACTAAAAAAGTTGCACGTAAATTTGGGTGGAACGGCAAAATGAAAAAGCTACCCCTTGACATAGCGATTGATATTTATAGACGTAGATATTGGAACAGAATACGTGGGGATGAGCTACTTAAAACAGGTGGATATGAGTTTGCACATGAAATGTTTGAACAAGCCGTGAATATGGGAGTGGAACAAGCAGGGAAACATCTACAGAGAGTGCTTAACGCACTAAATGACAGAGGCAGACTCTACAAAGATGTATCCGTTGATGGAGATATTGGAGCAAATACCATGAGAGCATTTTACGCATACTCAAATAAGCGTGGCAGAGAGGGGATGAGAGTTTTAACATCATATCTTAATGCACTACAAGGGGAGTTTTACATATCACTTGCACAAACCAGAGAAAAAGATGAAAGATTTGTGTATGGATGGGGATTAAATAGAGTTGCAGGAGTTACGGCATGAAAGATAACTATTTAGACAAGTTGGAACAAATATCGCTCAATAAGAGCCAAAATCAAATAAAGCCACAGGAGGCACAAATGAAAACAATACACGACACATTAGAAGAGAGAAACGCTACACATGGAGACTTTAGAGAGGGTGCAAAAATATCACAGTATCTTAAAAAGGCAGTAACAGCAAACGGAGACCACCTATCACACCCACACAAAGAGGCACTTGATATGATTATGCACAAAGTAGCAAGACTACTAAACGGAGACCCTATGCACGTTGATACATGGCAAGATATTGTGGGTTATGCAACATTGGCTATTGATGATATTGAAGCAAGTAAGCTTGATGATTTGAGGCGGGACAATGCAGTATAGAGTCAAGACACCTTTCAGTAAGTATCTGATTGATACTTATGAGGGGATGGTGTACCGTGTATCAACACGTATGGTCAAAAAGGTTGAGGTTGAATATCTAACCAAAGAAAAGAGGTTTACGCATATCAGAGAGGCGTATGATTATTTATCACAGACAGAGCGTATGCCAGTTTGGAGATTGAAAGCAAATGCAAAGCCGTTGGAGGTAGAGAAATGAAATTAGAATATAAAGGAAATGAAGATGTCATACAATAAGATAATTCTAGCAGGAAATCTCACCAGAGATATTGAGATTAGATATACACAAGGTGGAAGTGCCATAGGTAATACAGCCATAGCAACAACACGAAAGTTTAAAGGAGCAGACGGCTCAAAGAAAGAAGAGGTGCTATTTGTAGATATAACATTCTTTGGACGTAGTGCAGAGATAGCTAACCAGTTCTTACGCAAAGGTTCAAAGATATTGGTAGATGGAAGATTGAAACTAGACCAATGGATAGCACAAGATGGAAGCAAGAAGAGTAAGCACAGCGTGGTAGTTGAGAATATGACTATGTTGGGAAACAAAGAGGACGGTCAAGCACCACAGCAACAGAGTCAAGGTGGGTATGAACAGCCACAAGCACAGCAACCTGCACCAACGACTTATAGACAGCCAGAGACAGCAGTACCACCAGAGGTGAGTGTTGATGAAGACTCTATACCATTTTAGGAGATATAAGATGAACAAAACACTACACACAAACACACAAAACGCAGTCAAGATAGCACGGACAATACTACAGCATAATCTTGTGAATAGAAAGCCTATCCTTGCATTTGTAAAGAAATCTTCATGGGATAAAATCAATCACAAAGATGAGGTAGTCATATTTGATATGGCAGAAGAAAAGAAACTTTGCGACTTTAAGGACAAGGCAGTTGTATTCTGTAGCTATGGTGAAGATGAAGAGAAAATCATAGAGAACCTTAGCGAACACTGGGAGCTACTGATGCACGGTGATACGCTTAGAGTTGCAGTAGGTGAATGGAACGTAAAGCCTGTAAAATGATTAGAAGTATAGAGATACCAACACGCCCACGTCCTGCCCCCAGAGTCAGAGTAACCAGATGGGGGTCATACAATGACCCACGATACACAGAGCATAAAGATATTATCCGTGAAGTGTGGGAGAAAAATCATAATGTTAGATTAGAGGGTGCATTAAAAATGTCTATCTTGTTCCAATTTGAGAAAACAAAGAGTTGGACTAAGAAGAAGAAGAGTGAAGCCTACTGGCACACTCAACGTGGAGATATTGATAATTTGTCAAAAAGCGTATTGGATGCACTGAACAAAATAGCATATAAGGACGACTCACAAATTTGTGACCTTGATGTGGTTAAAGTTTGGGGCGATACAAATAAAATTGTGGTAGAATTAGAGGAGATATAAAATGGAGGTAATGGTGAAATTAGAAGATTTTAATGGGTTTAAATTTGAGTGTGAAAAGTGTGGGTGTGTGGTAACAACGTCCACGAACAGA